TGAAACTCAGCTTCATATACGCGATCATAAGAGTGTTTCTTTGCTTTGTCACACCCGTATTTTTCAAATAGTTCCTTTAACATTCCAATAGTTCCTTGTTGGTCCAGTATCAAAATCATAGCCCCAAGTATCAATATCTTTCTTATACCAGTCTGCTACGATTTGTATAGTTTCTGGTGTATATATGTCACGATAACTGCCGCTGTTGAGTGCTGTTACATTACGAGCTTTACTCATTTCTACTAGATTAAAATACTTACATAAATCATCGTTTAAATGTTCAAAGCGTATAATATCACACCTAATATTGTTATCATTATCGCAAATGTGGTCGTAAGCAGGATACCAGCCACGAACGGCTCGGTGCCACATATAATCCTCTCCACCCCATTTGTGACGCTCTTCCAAAAACGCTTCAAAAGAACTGACATCTGCATAACTTGGATCTACCTTCTTTTCTACTTCAATTACTTTCTTAGCGAAGAAATAACGGCTAACAACACGGGACCAAGGATTGCGAATGACAGCAAAGGCGATGTTTCTGTCACGTACTGAGGAATGTATATCGCGCCAGCGGGCGTGTTCAAAACCATGATGGTCTCCTAATGAATTCATTTTGTCTAGCACAGCCTGAGAATATTCAGTAGACTTGTGCACATTCGAACCAGCAATCATAATCTTATTTTGTAGCATAGGACTACGTCGGATTGTCATACCAGCATTTTTCGGAATATGTATGAATAGTTTTTTTATCATTTTTTAACGTACCAAATTAAGTCTGGACCAGTCTCATAGTCTCCATAAACACTTTTAACAGCTCTTTTTACTCCTTGTTGATTAATATCATGGCCGCATACGTATCCACCCGGTTTAATTTTTGGATCCCAAGCTTTAATATCTTTAACTACACTTTCATAAAAGTGATTAGCATCAATAAAAACAAAATCTAAACTTTCATCGTCTACATGACGTGCTGCAGCTGGGCTGTCTTCAAAATATAATTGGGCTCTTTTGTTATTTTTATGTTGTTCAAAAAGAGAAATTCTCCATCCTTGATATACGCCTCTCTTATTTGCAACTTTGTCCCATAAGTCTACACCTATCATAGTTAAATTTTCACATGTATCAAGTAGGTGATTAAACGTTACACCTTCTGCCACACCAATTTCAGCACCTGCAGAAAAATTATTTTCTTTTACTATTTTTTCCAGCCATAGCTTTCTATGATCTTTTGGATGTTTTGTCATAGTACATCTTTCATTAAAGCTTGGACGTCTTCGCCTCTGTTTGGTAACTTATCCTTTAAAAAGAAATGTACAAAATAAGCTTGTTTTATTGCTTCTGGTTTGACCGCAGTGTACAGAGCATTCCATCTATAGTCCATATGCTGCAGTTTCATTTTTTCTTCTCTTACCCAAGTATTAAGTAGAGTCTGATCTGTTGACCACTTCCAGGGTCCAACACCATCTACAAATGGTTTAAATCGCGGCCTACGTAAAAACTGTGTTGGTGTTTCACCGTTTAAATATTTTGCAATAGATTTATTCATGAGCATAACACCCATGTTAAAGAACTCGCCTCCACGACCGTCCCATTTCCAATCAATGTTACGGATGTTTGAGTATTGCATTTTGGAATAGTTTTTAATCTTATTGATGTACCAACTTTGAATTGGCATTTCTTTTTCTATGACGCCGCCAAAATCAACATTTGGATCGAGAATATCAAAAACATTAGGACTACCGGGTCTAACCCATACGTCACTATCAATGATCGCAACTTGGTCATAACTTTTAAGATATGTGAAAGCATTTTCTTTCTCATAAATTGGTAAGTAGCCACCATATTTTTCATACGATTCTTTGCTTCTATTCGTGTTAAAGGGATCTGGTTTTATCATTAAGATTGGTGTTTTCTGACATACATAGTCAGCACCAATTTCTTTAGCATAAGCTTCAACCGAGGCAGTACAGTGATCGTACAACCTCGATTTTTTTCCGACATAAACTTGGTATATCAAACGTTTCATAACGAATACCCATTTCTATTCTTTCTTAGAAGAGCTGCCTTTCGAATAAGCTTGAGCACCAAAGAAAGCTGCAACTAAACCAGCAATAGCGACAAAATAAGTTGGTGCAATATCGCCAATTAACTGTGCTGCATCATCTACACCAAATATGCTGGTTGCGAGAATAAGAACTGGATATAATAACATACCCCACAATGCAAACCAAGCCATCTGGCGAATCTGATCTTCTTTAGCGTCTTCGTTTTCTTGCATCTTCCTTTTGTGTTCAAACTCTGCTATCTCTTTAGCACGAGCCATTTCTTCATCTGTAATGATACCATCACCGTCGGTATCAAGATGAGCATAAATTGAGTCTGCAGCAAGAACTTTAGCTTCTTTATTTTCTTTGGTTTTTTGTTCTACGCCGAAAGCGTTTTTATCTGCCATGTTATTTGTCCTTTTAGACATAACGAAGGCATAATGTACATCTCAACTCATGCTTTATCTAATATTTCTTCTGCTAAATCACGAGCTGTCTCGTAATTTTTTCGAAGACGATTACTTGAGTAGCCATATTCTAAAAACCACTCAAGGTTATTTATAGTGCCATGTTTTCGACAATCGTCATTAAATCGAAAACGCTTAACCGTTTCTTCCCATTGGAATCTCAGGTTTAAAATGTTAGCCAACGATGTATTCATAGATTTCCTTCCATGTCGCGAATGTTGGAAACTCATCGTTATCCATGTTATGAGCATGTTCAACGACAAGACTTTCTAGACCAAGACGATCACCAAGGCGAGCATTTTCGATCTTATCTTCGATCCAAATAAGTCCGCTGTCGCGATAAGGTTCTAAGACTTCATCTTTATCAGCACCAGTATCTTCAAAGATAAACTTTTCAAATACAGTTTCACCAAATAGTTTTTGAGCATTTTGAATACGTAATTTTTGAGCTGATTGATCTTTTGACAAAGATGTAATCATATGAAACACATATCCATGCTTGCGATGTAGTAAGTCAATGTAATACATTGCATCACGTAAAGGTGGTAGAAAACCAATTGCGGCTGACTCATTAAACATTTTACACATCAGCTTTTTGGTTTGACCATCTAGGCCATAACGATCACCCATATCATAGTAATCCTCACCTCCATCGACCATTTTATAGCCGTGGCTTTGAATCCAAACGTTAAAAGCATACTCCCAGTTCATGAGTACGCCGTCACAGTCAGTAAGAATTACCTTGTTTAAGTTGTTTAACATTATTTTCTCCTTCATTATAGTAATATTCTACCATAGTTTGAGGAGAAAGTAAATAGTCTTTTTTCATTTCTATGCTTTTAATTCGGATATCTTTGTTTTGAGATTGAAACTTATGTTTTCCACGTTTTTTATTGCGAGGGTCGAATCGGCTGTATTTTGCCATTAGATTTTTTCCTGTCCAAAGTTACGAGTATTTTCAATTTCTGCGGCGAAGTCTTCGTATCCGCCTATATACTTATCGTTCCACGTTATTTGTGGAACTGTCTTAGCTTCTGGAAAGAGTTCACGAAACTCACGTTTTAATTCATCGCTGTAAATAATAATGTATTCATACTTCAGGTGATATTGCTCGGCTAGAGAACGAGCTCGTTTACACCAAGGGCATGTCTCTGTAGCATAAATTTTTATCATATCCATTCTACCACTTCTGTTATGTTAGGTTTGTCTTCTGTTGATTCTTGATATCTTTCTAGATCGGGATATCCTGCTGACATAATAAATTGAACTTCATCATCAATAAAATCAAATCCTTTTTCTTGCCACAAATCTGTTCTGAGTTCCCAATCTTGAAAACACAATGTGTAAGAAACATCTAGACCTTGCTCTATTAGCATTTTACTTAAAATTGTAGCATGCATGCCGATTTCTATATTAGTATTTTTAATAATAGCTCTAGTCTTATATAAATTAGGATCTAAAGGTGGTTGAATATGGCCAAAACTTATATCTGATTCAACCTTAGAATTTGCGGTTGCAAGTCTAACAGTGTAAATGAATTGGTATGGCGCAGTGAGCAAATTATAATTAGCTCTAACATTAGAAACACCAGCAGCAGATATGTCATATAACCCTTGGTTTAGTTCTTTATTGAAGGGACCTATTACCCACACTTTATATGGCATTAAATTTTGTTTAGAAGCAACCGCATTATAGGTCTTACATAAACATTCGTCTATTAAAGACTTATCAGGTGTCCTATTTTGGTCATACCACCTAATCTGTTTTCTGTTTTCTATAATTTCATAGAACATTCAACTACCTTATCTTTAACATTTCTTTTGTCATAATGTAGTCTCTTACAAGGTCAGATCGAATAATATCTTCCCATCCAAATTCAATAGTACGGAAAAATCTCATTTGCTCGATGATTGCGAGAAACTTGATAAGTCCATTCTTCTCATCTTCATATTTAAAATCTGTCTGATAATAATCACCTGAAAAAATGATTCGGCAATCTTCACCGACACGTGTAACAATACTATCTAATTCGTGAAAGTTACAATTTTGCATTTCATCGACAATAATAATAGAGTTATCGAACGTAGATCCACGAATAAATGACGTAGACTCAAATCGTATTTTCTTTTGTGTTATAAGCTTTGACCAGGCTTGATCATAACCAAAAAGATCATGGCAAATAGAACGATATGGTATTGTATATGCTAGTTTTTTTTCTTCTTCGTTTCCTGGTAGAAATCCGATATCACGTGTTGGAACCATCGAACGAATAATGATAAGCTCACGATAAATCTCTGGCTTATCCATCATTTCTTTCATTGCAAGATACATTGCAACAAACGTTTTACCAGTGCCTGCACAACCAGACAGAACTAAATTATATCCTTCTTTCCAACGCCCAAAAGCTTCTTCTTGAGTATCAGTAATAGGATCGTGTTGCTCCAATTCATCTAAGGAGACTTTCATAGAATTTGACAATTTCATTCTCTCACACTTTAATCGTGTTACCTCTACCTGATCCGTCTTTAATGCGTTGGAGATTATCCTTCCAACCGCCATCAGTTTTACTTAACAAGCTTCCTGTACCACCTACAATTTTGGGAGCTGACAACACTTGACTAATGTTTGGCATTTCATCGAGTGTTACCTGTAACTCATCGTATGAGCAGAAGATTTCCCATGTATCTCCAGTTTTATTATCTTTCAATGTATACGTTGGCATATTCGTTTCCACTTATTCCATTGTTCTTCTACATTGTATCTATGCATGACTTTCCAATATCTATTTTTACCAGCGCCTGACCACACTCTTACAACCTTATTGCCTTTTGGCGATTGTTCAAGCCTAAGCCATGTACCTGGATTTTTTGGATCTCCAAACTTTAGTTCTTCTAAAATTTCGTACTCAATTTCTTGAAACATTATAAGCCTTTTCCATATGAGACGTCTGCTTTTTGATTTACGTATCTTTGAATTTTACTAGAGCTTTTCACCATGTAGTTATATATTGTTTGTTCTAATTCATGAGCTTCGATTTCCCAAGGCCTTTCATAATAAGGTACATCCAAAGTATTATAATGGTCTTTTTCGTATGCAACTCTAAAAGGACCGGCTAGATTGCGTAATCTTCTTGTGGCAAACTGCTCTACATGGATAAGCTCATGAGCGAGGGTCTCGAGTGTTTTCGCAAAGGACTCGACGCCAGAATAGTTTAATCTAATAACATAAAACTTTGGAGACTTTTCATAGTGATCCTCAACATCCATGTCACCCCAAACTAATCTTTCTTTATACAAGTCCTTTACCATGTTGATTTCAAAGAACAGCGTACGTTTCATTCTCTTTGACACTAAGACATCCAAGGCAGAACTAACTGCCTCGGCCATTACGTCTTTTTGTAAGTCAGATAGTTTATATCCAGTAAAAGTAATCATGGCGCGACATTAAACCAAGCAGGAATATCACGTTTAGTCCAAACCATTTTGAACCGATCTTGTTTAGTTTGATAGAAAGCACGATATGCTTCGACTGGATCGCCAAGAGCAATACATTCTGGATAATCTTTCATTGCTAGTTTAAATGGTGTCTTAACACAATTTTTATGTCCAAAGCCTTTGATATTACGTGGAGGCAATACAAGAAGATCACGTAGTTTTGCTGTACCATGTTCTTTGTCATACCTATAAGTATATTCGTTAAGCAAAGCAACAAAGTGATCGTAATGCCACTTGTAATTTGCGGCAGACTCCATAGTCCATACAGTTGATGGGTGGCCATGATGGACAGCCTTGTATAGACGTTCTTCCTTATTAGAGTCTGGATGGACCCAATAGTTAATCATACGTTTGCCTGACTTTGATGGACGTTTTTCAACATAGCCATCGAGCATACGATGAGCAGTGGATAGCATTTGTGCTGATTCCACAATCATTTTTACCACATGCTTGTCACACTGTAACTGTGCAGCAAGGATTGGATTTTTATCTAGAATAAAGATATTCATGTATCTACTCCGACCATAATAAAGAATACTTTAATATTATATCAAGTATTTCAAGTTTGTACACCACTTTATGCGGTAATCTCCGTTAATTGTTTGACTTTTTCATCTAGGAATTTTTTCTTTGCTTGGATTTTTCTCACTAAATCCTTCTTTCCTTCATTTGTTAGTTTTTCAACAAAGATGTCCAGTTCTGCTGAATCTTTTTGTAGTCTCTCTAACGTTGTCATGTAAAAGTCTCCTTTAAAAGTGAAAAACTGGTCCTTCATGGAAGGACCAGCATCAAAATTATTTTTATTATTGTTTTTATTGATTCGATTCACGATACAATTAATCCTGGAAACGCCTCCTGTACTGTTGCTTTCGTAATTCCTGTTACCGGTAACTTTTTATTAATCATTCCTATGACTAGCTCCGCGTCTTGTGGTTCAATTGTTTCAAGCATGCCAATAAAGATTTGCTCTCTCTTGGCTTTCATTAGCTTGTCTCCTTTACCACCTTTCACAAAGTACATAAACTTTTTATGCTCTCTTAAAAGATTTCCTGGAGCACTATGTTGTTCGTTTGCTGTGTAAGGTGGGGTTCCTGCTGGCAGATTCCATTGAACTGAATCATCAAAGGTTCCTCGAAGGATGTCTTTAAGAGCCCAGGATTCGTTGGCTCTTAGAGTTTCAATCTTCTCAACTTTGGTTCGTTTTTTTCTGGCTTCTTCAATTACTTCATGGACACTTTTAACCATTAAATAAACTCCTGAACACTTTCTAATAATAATTTACATCGCTTCTGAATAAGATATGGAAACACTTTGCCTTTGTTCGCCAATGGATCCTGATCTTCATAGGTATTTATAATTTCTTGTTTTATAGCTGTAGGTGTTTCTGTTAAATCTATTAATTTTTTATTCCGTAAATAATTACGATAAATGTCATCACCCATAGCAGATTGCAAGTCTTCTGCTTGGATCCAAGCTTCAATCTTTTTCTTAGTTACTGGAGATTGTCTACGGCCCTCAACAAAAACATTGTCATCAGACAGCACATTAGGGACTCCGTCGCCACCATCTCCGCGGAAAATGTGTTCCATCATATAGAGACGTGGATTGTCATGTTTAACATACTTTTTAGTCATTGGAGAGAATTGTTTGATGTTATCGTATTTTTGTAACTGTATAAAGTCTTTATCAGCAGATACAATCATAACAGGCTCATGCTTACCAAATTCCTGAGTTTCCAATGCAATTTGTGCAATTACATCGTCAGCCTCACAGCCATATTGGTGCATGACTTTGTACGGAAAGTTGTCACGGATTTCGTCACGGATCATATTAATGATGCGGAACATTTCATTCCAATCAATTGAAGACTCATCACGTGATTTCTTACGGCTGGCCTTGTATTGTGGATATACATCTTTACGCCAGTTTCCGGCGCCATCGGCAACGATTACAACTTCACCATATTCTTTATGAAACTTCTGACGATACATACGAATCGAATTAAGAATCATATGACGTATGAGATTTTCGTCAGCAGCTAATCGTTGTACTACCACATTGCCGATAGCAATACCGTTAAAGTCAATTAAGATCATAGTTTACTCCTACATTATGTAACCATTCTACCATATTTCACATCAATTGTAAACCATTTATTTTTTCTTTTTCATCTTTTCTTCTGCGGCTTGGACAACCTTTGGATCAATCACACCTTCTTGCATGAGTCTGTGCCTATTCGCAAGGTGCGCTGTTGCAACATCTGCTTTGTTTTGCCCATAGTATTTTACGGCATGACCTTCTTCAATCAAAATGTCAGTAAGTAGTCTTTTTTGCCCTTCATATTCTTCAACCCAAAAATCGCCAAGGACTCGTCCAAACTTACCTTTCATATCCTCGCCATCTTTGTTTACTTCCGTTTTTAAGATAGCATGATCGTCAGCGTGTAACAATTCTTTGACTCGAGCTTTCGCAGCTTCGCCAAAAACATCTTCTACTTTATCTGAAGTTCTTGACTCTGGAGTATCAATACCCATGATTCGTACTCTTTCGTCGGTAAGTACAATTCCAAAACCTAGGTCAATATCAACATCAACTGTGTCGCCATCAACGACCTTTAGTACTTTGCACCTGTATTCGTACATCTTCTATTCCTTTTAAATGTTTACTATGAATCTTGCCTCCAATAAATTCATTATAATAATCATCACGGAATAAAACTTCACGGTCAATTTGTTCTTTCATTTCGAAATATGTCATCTCACCTTTAGACTTGCATAAGCGGAGGATTTCTCTTTTGAATCGATCACGTCCTTCATTCTCAACAAGAAGTTTTACTTCTTCATTTGATCCAAAATAGTCTTTCCAGTCAGATTCTGATTTCTTTACTCTTCTTCTCTTCTGACCTTTGAGTGGCGGAAGTCTGCGGGTTGACCATAGATTTTTCTTACCTACATACTTCTTACCGTTATTTAAATCAGTAACCAAATAAACAAAACCGGCCAAGCTTTCGATATCGTGCTCGGCCGGATTAAATTCTTTATCATTATAAAGCCACATTATATTCTCTTCATCTATTACCGATGACTATATTTATAATGTGCTACTCATCTGAGTCTAGGTCGTCAATTACGTCTGCATTTACCTCTTCACCACATACTGGACAAAATTCGGGCTCCGTAGTAGATGAAACCTGAGTTTCTTCATCACAAAAATAACACTCAATATAATAATGCCTCAATTATACCTCCTTAGAAGTCGATTTCACATGCGCCTCCAGCACATGCCGCTGCTCCCATCGTATCTACTTCAGTGTAACGTTTTTCTGTTAAGTCTTCTAGCCAATCAATTGGTGTGAAGTTTTTATTAATTTTGTTCCACTTATGAAGCAAGTACGAATCTTTGAGACAATACTCAGCTTTCTTGGTATCATTGTCGAGATAGTTATCTGCAAAATTGTTAAAACGTCTTACCCAATCTCGTTTCAACGCGTTTTCTGCACTATCCAATGTTAGATCATCTCCGAACCCATGTGCTGTTGAACATGCTGACCATAGATTGTCAAACGCGTTCAAAGCATCAACTACAAGACCAGAAGCAAAGATTGCCGCTGTGTCATATTTATTCACCATTTCTTCAGCACTAATCACAGCCGTTTCTGGAGCTTGGTTGTAGTCTTTATCGCCTGTTGCTGATAGGAATGAGATACCTGCAAATGAATGACGATTTTCAAACACATAGCGTTCTACTTCATCCCAATCTTCTACAATAATAGTATTTGATACGTTATGACGTACACCTTTATCTGCACACAGCTCTTCGTTAGTACCAGCATTTACCCAATGTTTTTGAGCCAGCTTTACTTTTTCAAGATGGTCTACACCAATCAATTCATCTTTATAGATTGAACCTTCTTTTGGTACAATTGGGAATGAGATAACTACATCTGTTCCACCAGCAGACCACACTGATTCTTCCACCATATGTGGATTAATACGTTGGATAGCTTGTGTAACTTCTGATTCTTTGTTCATTTGAACATTACGAATATACATAGAAGAATGCTCAGCATGAATACCAGAACCAGTTTGTAGTAGTACTGAAGCGTTTCCTGATGGCTTAACACACGTTGTTCGAGCAGCTGGATTGATTCCAATAGCTTTTGCAACTTCTCGGTTTGTTTGTTTGACAATTTCTGCGCCTTCTTCAAGAATTTCAGGATCAAATAACACATCGGGATTATTCATCCAACCAGTAATAGATGCACCAATTAGTGCTTCACGATCGAAAATATTTTTAGCAGTATCACCAAGGAATTTAAAGTCTGTGTAACCAGCTTGTAGTGTACCAAGAATAGAAGCAGCACGACATGCTTTAAAGAACTCTTCTTTTGAAGTACACATCCCACCGTTGATTTCAGTTAGGTTACAACCTTGCCAACCTGACTTACCATTGATCTGTGGGAACATACCAATCTCAACACAAGGATTAGTTGTATGCTCACGTGATTCAACAAATACAAAGCCTGGCTCACCAAACTCTTTTACAGATTTCATAATAGTGCCAAACTCTTCAGGTGTTGTCTCATCACGGACAATGACTGCTGAGTTGTTTGAACGACCACGCTGTGGATTATCTACAAACCAGTTGCCGGTTTTTGCTTTCATCATTTCTTCATCATCTGGTGAGAACAAACAAATTGTAGCTGAACGGCGAACACCACCAGACAGTACCGCATCTGCAGTAAACATTACAATGTCATATACTTGAATAGGACGTAATGCTACAGGCTCTTTTTGGTCAAGTACCAAAGCTTGCAGCAGGTGCTCAATTTTATCAAGAGCAAGACGTAGTCCATCTGGACCTGGTGCTTTAAATCCACCTGAAATCTTAGCACCCTTTGGACGGATGTTTGATAAGTCAAAGTAGATCCGACGACCAGCATAATCTGGATGTTTACCACCATTCATAAAATATGATGACATAAGTACATCTACAGCTGTTGCCCAACCTTCAATAGAATCCTCAACGACGTGAGTCTTTGGTTGTTTTGTACGAGCTTGTAGTTTAGGAAGTTTTTCTACATGATGCGATTGAACAGAAAAACCTGCTCCAGCACCACATAGTAAAATATAAAAGATTTCACCAAAAAAAGCGGGACGATCAGCATAGGATGATGTGCAGTTATACATTCTCATTTGGTGTTTTAAAATTTGTTCTCCGCCGAATTGCAAGGCTCTCTGTGCACCTAAAACTCTTTGTTCTTTATAAGCAGTTCTTGCTTCTTCAATGAAAGGTTGGATTTGATTTAACTTATCGTTATAAAATCCTTCGTGCATACTCATTACACGATCTACTGCTTCATCCCAAGTTTCATATCTATTTTTCTCGTCGTTCCATCTTGAGTAGCTGTCAAAAAACTTTGTTTCAGACAAAAGTTTCCTAGTGTCAACAGATGCTGTTGCCATTCTCATATCCTCTTCTAAAATGATTTTTTCTTTACATGTAGTATTATATATTAAAACGCAGGATTGTAAATATACTATATGTGGTATTGTTACAACTTTTTTTCAACAATTTATTGATTTTCTTCAACTTTTGCTTCAGGCTCTTCCGGAGCCAAGGCTTCCTCGTAGTAACCAATAATGGCTTGTTGGTCTTTAACGTATCTACGCAGTTCTGCAATTCCAAGAGCAAGATTCTCGTATCCTTTTGGTGTAATAGCAAACAAAACTACATTACCAGTTTTTGTATCAATCTCAGCAAGTTTCTCTTCTAAGTTATCTTCGGTTATAACAAACCAATCCACAGGTGGAAACTGAACAGCCTTAGGACGCTCCTGAATAGGAATGCTTTGTTCCTGGTATTCAGTCGTTACTACTACTTCCGGCTCCGGCATCCTCGCTCCGCACGCTGTCAGTAGGAGCGGGGTCATCGCTAGGAGGAGTAGTTTCGTTTTCGATACGTCCAATAAGTTTGTTAACGGCATTGTTAACTCTGTCTTCAAGTCCTTGTGCATTTGTTAATGCCTCCATAGTCAAATCAATTTTAGCAAATACACCTCTGAGTTTGTCAAGGTGCTCTTGTGATTGTTGTAATCTTTTAGTTAGATTACGGTTTAGTTCTTCATTCTTTTTTGCATCAGCAGCCATTTTCTCTACAGTATTTTGTAGTGTTTCTGCAGCTGATTTTAACTTTACGTTATTTTCTCTTAGTGTTCCAATTGTTTCTTGTGACCACATATAATAAGAATATCCAGCATATCCTACTCCGCTGAATAAACTAATTATAAGAAGCATTAAGTATAATTTAGCCATTTTCTTCCATATGCTTTCTGAAACGTTTTAAAAGCACCATCTCTTTTTTACGGCGCCTATCCGTAACATTTTTTGGTTTAAATCTTGGCCCCATTGCAGTGTCAGCCGGATTAGGAATAGAAGCAGTGTTGGCACCAGCTGGAGCTTCTTCATTTATTTCACCACATGTGCATGGTTCACAATTACACTTTCCACATACCCAATCAACGGATTCATTCATACGGTCCATAATCCATGCTTTGGCGTTTGCTTTGCCGTATTCAGTAGTTTCCCATTCCCAATCGCGTTTATCCCAGACATAAACTTTCCATTCTCCTTTATGGCGTTCATTATGGTCTAGAGATTTTTCAATTTTATATTTCTTTCCACCAATAGTAGCTTCGATCTCACCATTTGGCCCAGCCTTTTTCCAACGAACTTGAGGGCGTGCGGCTTCAATATTTAGAGTCTTAGGATAGTTCTTATCACCAGGTTTTAACTTACGTTTACCTGCCGCTCTACGTTTTCTGATGTTGTCCCATAAACTCATTTGACAAGTTCTCCAGCTGCTACGTATACTTTTTGATTTGATCTGACGTGTATTGCTTCATATATATCTAGGCCAAAAATCTCACCAATTGGATAAGAATTTTCTAAAAATTTGACTTGATCTTTTGGTTGTACTAATTCCTCAAAAGTGCTGTTGAGTACCTTCGAGTCCTTCACTCGATACACACCGGGTGACATTCTTTTGTCTTCAAGGATAAACCACTCATTGGATTCTGCTAAGAAATCAAGAAAATCGATACCTGATTCTTTTAGAATTTTTTCCATATCTTTATCAGATAAGCCATGAGTTTCACGGATAAGGAATAGAGCCGAGGCAAGTGAAGTGAGTTTGTTCTGTCCAACTAGACGTTTGACATTAGCAGCCAGCCGGATGAATGGAGTATAAGCTGACTTCTTTTCGTCTGTATCTAGCTTGACAGAACGATCTCTCTTTCCACTATCGTCAATGATGCCGAGCTTATATGCGTCCCAGCTTTCCCACTTCATGACTAGCATGCGGAGAAATCTAAACGTAAACGCTAAGTCTGCAGCTCTTTTTACTATTCCCATTAAATTTTCCTTAAAGCATCTATCACTGTCTTGTCCATAGGAATGTCGACGTATTCATCATTTGTTATGTGGCGGAGAAACACCAGGAAAGGTTTTACGATTGGCCAGTGTTTCTCATCTAATTTATGTTCAAGCATCATCAAAGCAGGCTTAATATCAAACGCATTGAAAATTACAATCATATGGTTTAATATAAGCCTCTCTGGCAATTTGCCTGTTTCAATATAACGATTTAATAATCTTTTAACATATTTAAATCTATTTAAATCTTCATAAAATTCTTCTATGTCTATGCACCTTGGATTATAATAGTGCCTAGCCGCAAAGATCATGAAGTTCTCATCATTCACTTCATTGAATATTTGCATTTCTATTCTGAAATGACTTCTTTCAACTCTTCAACTAGATCAGCTTTAGCTTTTCTACGATCAAGTTCAACTCCGTGATCACGGCCTAAAGCTTCAAGTTCTGCTTTAGTCATTCTATCTAAAGGCGTGTTATTTGAAGGTGCCTCGTTTAGTTGAACTGGTTCTGGTTTAGGAGCTTCTTCTACCACTGGTTGCTTTACTTCTTCAACTCCCAGGTATTCATTAATTTGTGCTTCTGACAGTTTTTGTGCTTTCAGTAGTTCATTCGTACGTGGATCTCTCCAACCTTGTGGGGTTGGAACTGCGTTTTTAGACCAGCTTGGTGGTGTGATTGCCATTTCATATTATCCTTTATAGATTAAAGTTTTATTTATCACCTGGACGTTTTTTAGCTTGCTTCAGACCTTTACGGAAAGTCTTAAAGTTCTTTGCGTCCACTTTTGGTTCGTCAATTGGTTCAGGAATTGGCATCTTCTTCGCTAGTTGATCTTTAGCTGAAGGAGACAAGCCTTTGCCCATTGGGTCTTGTACACCCTTATGAGTTGCCTTTGGAATATTTTCATATGCTTCTCTAGCTGGAACCTTTGCTTTACCTGTAAGTTTATTAACGGCCATATTTGTGCCTTTCTGGCGTCTCATAAATTGAGCAATGCCTTTTTTACGTTGTTTTTCATAGCCTTTTTTGACATCAGCTGAAGCACCTGCTTGACCCATTCCACCAGTTCCGGTACGATCTCCTGCATGTGCAGCAGAAGCTGGTACTTTTTTCAAATATCTACCAACCATTCCCTTTGAAACTTCATCAACCGCCGCTTCATTAGTTGGTTTAACTTTTGAACGACCAGTCATTTTATTTACATACATATCAGATCCTCTTGATCTTTTAGTTAAGCCTGACATTGCTTTAAGCCCTGCTTTTGCATGCTTAACACTTGCTGGTTGATCCAATGCCGATTTTACTTTATTGCGCTTTTGCTCAATATCTTTTGCTGCAGCTTTGGAATATCTACCTAGCTTGCTCATTGAAATTTCATCAATTTTAGCTTCTTCTTTTTTCATTTTAGGCTTCAGCTTGCCATCTGCATCGCGGTCTGCTTTTTCTTTATCCATTCTCATTTTTTGCAATGGAGACATCATACGTTTTGCTTGACCTTGAGGCTCGTTGTATGCTTCTTCTACATCATCAGCAATTGCTTTAGCTGTATCTTTTTGCATAGTAACTTTATGCTTTTTACCAGCAAAGTTAAAATGAGATTTACCTGCTTTATGAGCTGCAGCTGCAGCACCCATAAATGCTGTTCTTTCAGTAGCAGCGATTTCTTCAGGGATTTTAAAAGGTGCTTTTGGTAGAGTTACTGCGGCTTTACCTTTTTCTGAACTTTGAGCGCTTTTAGCTAGTTTCTTTTGAAGTGCTGCTTTTTTGTTTTCGTTGACTTCAGAATACTTACCAGTCAACTTTTTGATCCATTCGCTCATTTACTTACTCCTTACATCCAAAGTTGAGCTGCGATT